CAATTTGGGCAAACAAAGAAGGTGACATCAGCGACATTGACTGGGTCACGGGAATGAAAAGTTTCTTTGATCATCTCATCAGCGAAGGCAAGATGGAATCATACAGAATCACCAGATGCAAAATGGGATTCCGTAGCATTGCAGACATGCCGGAATGGATGATACTCATGGAGTTTAAAGATATGGCACAAATGGATAGTGCATTCAGACGTGTTGCTCCGCTTGAAGGCGAACTTGAAACCAAACACAAAAGTTTCAATCAGTTTGTTGCAGGTGATATACAACATGCCTTGTTTCGTGATTGGCCTGATCAGTTTTAACCACACTGTTAGAGATCTCTGACGAGATCTATTGATTCACTTCGTTCATCAATGTTTGCTTTCCGTATTATCCAGATCATGTGGTCACAATTCACCCGTTGCCGGGTGAACGAGATCTGCATTATCCGAGTCCTAGCAGCCACTTCATTCTGATGAGATTGTAGTTTCCTACACGGAGGCGGTTGACCGGTACCCCCTACTCAAGCTTCACATATCAACGGAACCCTAGTGACCCGAGATGAACCAAGTCCTATGAGCATGAGTTGTGTCTTTTTCACAGAGCTCAAACCATTTGTTGCCTTAAGTTAGCAATTTGCCTTTGACACCCAAGAATCTGGACCGGGTATCTCACCGTTCCTCAATGGGGGTAGGTCATCCTACCACAGAGTCATGTTGTTGCCTATCCAGATTTAAATTTTGTTTTTTATGTGACTACCATGTATACGGCAAACTATCTGTCCGTTGTAGTAGTCGTCTGACTCTAATACTCTATGATTGAATTGTTCTCTGGCTTCTATGTAACTGCAAGCGGCCTTTGATCGGCAATAAAATAATATTTCTCTTGTGAAGTTGTCTGAGCCCAGCTCTGCGATGTCTTGGTTGAGTTGATCGTTGCTGCCATAGTATAGTTGCCAGTCTGAGTCTATTTTGCTTCTGATTCGTTTACGTTTCTTGGTGCCATTCTTGAGTTTGACTACTCGGTATGAGGTCTTGCTGAATTTTGCTAATTTTTTCCCAATGTATTTCCTGCCGGTTACGTTATTTGTGATCAAATAAACAAAACCAACACAATCTTCGGGTAACACTTCAATAGTTTTGCTTTCAAATAACCATGACATGGACTATTGTTTATCATCATTGCAATCAACTTTGTTTTTTTTGAAATACTCGTTGGCTTGATTTAGCGTGAGTAATCTGTATTTTGGAAGTTGTAAACCATTTCTTTGTAGCACGTGTTTTATTAAAATACGATCGTATTCGTCCAATGGTATATCTAAATCCGTCAGTTTAGGTGCTTGACCATTCCAACCAAGTGCAGATTTTAAATTTTTGGTTATATTCCATTGCCCGCGATACAATTTTTTTTGTTTATTGACCCAGGCTTGCAACACAGATTCAACTTTGCAAATATCTAAACCAATATTTTTTAAAATAGTAATATCTCCAATCAATAAATTTTCTAATTGTAAATTAATATCCCATTCGGATAAAACTTCTTGCAATACGTTGGATCCAAATTGCAGTTGCTCTTTTAAAACGTAAGCACCAAACAGCTTTTGTTTCCGCAAAGTTTGAGACAATTTGTCTTGATAATGATGCCGCAAAGTCCAGTTATTTTCTGCAACTTTGTTGCACCATTGACTAAGCACAAACAGATACATGTTCTTTGGATAACAAATACCCATGGTGATACTGCCACTGATATTTTTTTTGAGCCAACGAGCCTGATCTTGTCGATGTGTTGGTATAATTAAAGTTTGGTCCGGTGACAAATACGGACAACTGAAAATTTTATCTAAGTCCTTATACGACCAGTTGCGCCAATACCAACAATTTATATCATGTTGGAAATTGTGTTCAAACCACGGGATCATTTTTCCTGTGGTTTTTCCATGTTCATCAACATCAAAGTGTTGAACTACGGTGTAAAATTTAGAATGTAAATTTAGTAAATGCTGAATAGTATCACCGCCGCTGCCAGGTTGCCAATGAAATATTATTGCTTTAGTCATACGAAAGCCATAGCCAAATATTTCCAAAGGACAATCTTGATTTTTCAAAAAACATTATTTTTTTTGGCTTGAGTTTTTTTTGTTGCCAATGATCAAATGCCGACTCTATGGGTAGATTTACACGGTCATATTTTAGATATCTATGATTAAGTGTACAGAACATTTGGCCGCCGGCTGCAAGATGCTGTGCCGCAACAGTTTCAATCTTCACGTATAACTGGTTAGTATCAAGGTATTTAAATTCAATATTATTAATCATTACTATGTTGTGATATAGACCAGTGGGTTGATCAACAGTTAGTTCATTTACAAGTCCGTTGAAAATTTGACCAAGACAGTTTAGTATTAATGTCCTGCCTGGAACAAGTTGACGTATAACGTATGCGTCTTCGGGCAATAAAATTTTGTCTTTGTTGCGAATATTATGTTTCATCACAGCCCACCTATCAAGGTAGTGTGATTTCAAGTGTCTTATACTCCGTTTGTTCATATTTTTTTTGCAACTAACGCTGTGACCGGATATTTAAAATTTCCAAGTTGACCAAAATCATCGTTTCGAAAAATTTTTTGCATGGGTGTCCACTCGGGTATTTGGTCTGCAACAAAATTTAACAATCTAACATCCCAGTCTGGACTGTCTAAATACAATCTATTGGATTGTATACTGTGTATGAGAAATTTGTTAATAGATATCCAAACATATTTGCGGCTGTGCTTAGTCACGCATTTCACCAATTTTGATAGTCGGTCTAAAGAGCAAAATGTATCATTAATGGTCAAAACATGCATATCATGTTGTACAAGATTGTATGTGTTTGTGACATAGGCTACGTCGACGATGTTATGGGAATGAATAAAATCTAGTATTTTTTTTTGTTGAGGCAACTCCTTATTGTAATTTTGTGACTGCCATATACCTTTACAAGGTTTCCATGGGATACTGGTTTTTATTTTATAGTGATTATTCATGCTATTTCTACATCCGTATTGTAACTAGTAAAGCCGTTTTCTTTGACCACCTTGAGGATATTTTCCACACGACCACTCAATTCATCTCTGTGGCTGACCAGCCATATGCTCTTGTGGCGTTCACGACTCATGTGCTTGAGCAAGGCCAAGGCATTTTCCACGCCCTGTGTGTCCAGACCCGAATCGATCATTTCATCTATGAACAGCACATTGATGGGCTGATATAGACTTTCAAACACATCACGGAAGGCCCAGCTCATGCTGAGAATCAACCTGTTGCGTTCACCTCGGCTCAAATTATCAAAGTCTAGCTCGCGACCCAGCTCTTCGATACTCACAGTCAGGTCATTTTGGAATACCACTGTGTGTGGCAAGCCAATGCGATCTAGATAGTGAGTGAGTCTGGCATTCAAATAACTGAGATTCTGTTCAATGATCTTCTTGCGTATGAAACTGTCCTTGCTGGTCAATAACTTGAGCAGGAAGTCTTGATGTTCTTGTAGCCTAGTGAGTTCGTTCAGTGTGTCATATGTGACCACCTGCAAGGCCTGTCTCAGCATGTCCTCTATTTGTTCACCGTAAGGATCTAGTTCTGCAGTCTTGTCTAACAATTGCTTTTCCAAAGAGGCCATGCTAGACCTATGATCAATGGCATCTTCTTCTCGATCATAGAACATGACCGGTGGTCGACCTAGCGTGCCCAAGGCCGTGTGGGCAGTCTCAAGTTCTGATAAGAGCTGTGTATGCTCCGAGCACGCTTCTCGCGCTCGCTCCAGATCAATCTGCTTACCCGCCAGGACCTGTTGGTGCTTATGGTCGTGGAAAGCCTGCCCGCAAGTGTGGCATGTGTGAGATTCAAGTGTCGTAATCTCCTTGCCAAGCTTCTCAATGCTTTTGTTCTCGCGGTCCTTATCAAGCTTCGTGCGGGAGATCTGTCCAGCCAGGTCGTTAAGGTCTTTGCGCTTCTGATCCCATACCCGGTACGCCTTGTGGGCCGCAATCTCGGCTTCAATGTCAATCTTCTTGAGCTCTTCGAGCGCGGTTTCAAGTTTGGTAATCTCTTCTTCATGTTTAGTGACCCATAATGTTTGTCTGCGTCGCAAGGTCTCAATCTGTTCTTCGATCCTTTTGTTGGCTTCTTGCACTGCACGTATGCGGAATTCTTCTTGCGTGATAGATTCTTTGGTCTGTCTGTTGTGTTCTTTGATGGTATCAGCCCGCTCGCTTAGCATGGTTATGCCCAAGAGTTGTTCAATGATGGTTCTCTGGTCCGTGGCCTTCAAGCTCAAGAACGGTTCAGTATAGGTGTTGAGTGCCAGGATGTGTTTGAACATGTCGTAGCTGAGCCCCAAGGTGTGCTCAACGGCATCCTGTGTTTCTCTACTATCGCCTTGTGCTTCGTCGGTGATGGCCTGTTCTTGATTGTTCACATAGAATCTCAGCACATTGGGCTTGCGACCACGTTCAATTCTGTATTCTTTGCCGGCCACGCTAAAATCCAAGCTGACCAGCATGTTTTTGTTGTTGGTTTTGTTGACCAGATTGTCCTTGCGTATGTTGCTGAGAGCTTGGCCATACAGACCATAGCTGAGTGCATTTATAATAGTGGTCTTGCCTGTGCCGTTGCGACTGCCGTCACCACCTAAGTCAAGATTCTCACCCAGCACTAAGGTTAGATCACGTCGGTCAAAGTCTACTCCTTGTGTAGCATTGCCCACGCTCATAAAATTTTTAACAGTCAATTTTTTGATACAAATAGTCATATAACCTTATCGTTTACGTAGTTTGATGTGATCTCAAGAGTCGGCGCCTGACATTTCAGATAATTTAGAATATCTTCGGTATTTGTAAAATAATCATAATGATAAAAAGGCATCTCTTTCAGAAAAATACTTTCCAATCGTCCATTTATATAACTTTCCTGCAACAACGACAACGCAGGGATCGGAATATTTTTCTGATCAACTACAGCTTGTATTATGTTTTCACAAACACGTGTGTGATCAAGGTAAGGAATCTTGGATATAAATTTAGAATGTATTTCGGGCAACCATGAATCAGTCTCCATTGGACGTTGCAACCAATCTGATAGTTCCCTGAGAGTGTCTACTAAACTATCATATTGATATAATTTTTTCAAAACTATTTTAAATTCATTGCTGTGACTAATCGATATCATGTGCTTGAAATGTTTCCAGTACCCGTTTATTTCAGGATCTCGAAATCCAAACTTGTAATACTCTCTCAGCACGTGTCTTGGTATGAAGTCTGCCTTGCGGTCTATATTTGGATATGATTGATATATGTCATTCAGCGTGCTGACATATAATGGATTATGGAGTTTTTTTATAGTGTCGATGTGTAGCCGATCGCTTTCGACGCCAAGGTCACCGGATCTTAACAGACTTATGCTGTGTACCAGTAAAATATCTTGTTTGTCAAATATTATTCTGATGATTCGAGGAGCAGAAATCAAAACGCTTGGATTAGTTTCATACCAATGACCCCATATTATTTCTCTTTGCTTGTTGTAATTTTTTGGTCGACGGTGGCTTATGCCTAGCTCATTGAACGGATCAAATGCTGTTTTTACAAATCCAAATGCTCGGTTACAGACATATTCCATGAAATGTCCGTGGGTTCCTGGAACAAAATCCAATGGTATCATGATAACCTTCTAAGATCCACAGCGTAGGTCATAGTATTGGTATCATATACAAATTTTTCAGACACATAGTTTTTTATTGGAAAAAAATCAAACCAGGTATGCAACCTATCTCCGAGTCTGGAATCATCAATGAACGACAAATATCCACGTATCATAACCTTTATTGGATTATAACATTCAATGATCTCCTGTGTCAATGATTTAAATTCCGACATGCTTTGATATTTGAAAATGCTAGACCTATCAATCAGTACCACTGGATCTGTCAGACCTGGTAACTTTGGCCATGCAATTTTGGCATGTCGATCATCGATAAGCTTGGTAAATTGTTCTCGGGTTAATTGAAAGTTTTTAGCATGGTGCAAAGTTTCTAACATGATCAATTTTTTTTTGAATATCTGTTGATAATACCAACCACAACAATCAATGGTGATTATATCGTTGGTCTCTTGACTGATATCAATAAGCGACTGCGGTCCATCGTGCAAGGCAGGATAGATTCTTTTAATAAATTCTGTTTTATTTTGTTCTGTTACTTTGGTTTGTCTCATTTTTCTGCATATATCCAAGTAAGTGGTTGCACAAAATTGAAATATTTGCCACGATCAAATTCAAAACATCCTTGTTGAATTGTTGTAAATCCTAATGTTTTTAAATAGTCCGACGTCCAGGTCAATATTTGCGAACCATTTGTTAACTCAGAATCATGCAAAGAATAACATGTATCGTTGCCTTTTATTGTATAACGATTTATGCCTACATACACTTGACTGGTTGGGTAAGATAAAAAATCTGCACATGCCCTTTTTATTTCACTTAACCAACGCATGTTTTGGAAAAAAATCAAACAAAACTGGCTAGTAGGATCAATACGACAAAATTGTTGGAATCCAGCATCTTCTCCGTGCAACCTCACTTTGTTATTACCGATAAGTTGTTTGATTATGATATCTTGATCGCACAGAGTGGTTCCTAGTTGTACTTCTCGCCAGTTCATAGATTTTGATATAGTTTTAGCAATAATTTAGGGTCGTAAAACTCTGAATCAATGTTGGTCAACTGATCTACGACGATCTGATCCACGCTTTCAAACTTGACTTCACCAGGAGCCATGTCGTTGTCCACAGCAGAATTTTTGACTGGAATCAAGGCCATTTCTCTTAGAGTATAGTCTTTTATAAATGTATCTTTTATGAAGTTAGCTTCTTCATAGCTGATGTCAATGTCCAGTTCTACTCGCACATGCATGTTTGGGGCCAGTAAGTCTGGAGCCGAATCTATGACCCGACTTAGTTTTAACACTTTATACAAAGGTTGCCCAGGCCAACTATGAAACACAGGTTCAGACCCCCATTCCAAGATCATCATGCCACGGGCACTATCACCGGCGTCGGCGTAGTTGTGGGGGAAGCAGTTGCCAATGTAGTTGATGTTTTTCTTCCTCTGTCTTAAATGGAAGTGACCGCTGAACACCCGTTCAAAGTTGCTAAAGTGATCTACCTTTATGTCGCCATGGTCGGGCATTTCTACCATGGCGTTCATTTTGAAGTGTGGCAGTTCAAAATGACCAAACATGTATTGGCCTTTTAGTTTGGGTATGCGTCGATGATCATCTCCGACCAGCCAGGGTGCAATTACCACATCGCCATCTTGAAACCAGTCGTTGACAATCTGTATGTTGGGTATGTGTCGTGCCCACTCAGTTGAATAGATATCGCGCTTGTCCCTGTAGTATAAATCATGGTTGCCAGGAATAAAATAAAAGCGATCAAATGCCGCCGACAGTTTTTCGAGACTACGCAGACTGTACTGCAAGGTCTGCATGTTGATTGCAGCACGTTGATGACTCCAGTCACCCAGGAACATGCCGGTTTCACAACCATTTTGTCGAGCCGTGGCTATGAACCAATCGATGAAATCACTACAATCTTGATTGTGTACTAGGCTGTTAGACTTGAGGCCAAAGTGTATGTCCGTGCAAACTGCTATTTTTTTGAATAGACCCATAAGTTGATTATAAAGTAAATTTGTAAGAACTGCAACCTAAAAGATTAATTATATCCCATTGCCAGTGCCAGTTCTGGATGACTGTACATTATAGATTGATTTCTGATCATGTCTAAATTTTTTGTTTTTTTAATCCAGTCAGTGCTGTCAACGGCATCGGTTTTTTTCAAATTTGTCGCCAGCGAATGTAAAAACTTGTTTGGATGATTGAGATATTTACAAACAGCCAAATCGATCACGGACTGTGTAACTTGTTTGTAATTATAAACCAATGGTTCTTCTAGCATTTGAAAATCTATGGGCAGTTTTTTCTTATCTGCCCAGTTGATTAATTCATCAAGATACAAAAGATTCAAATTGCTGACCACTATTAGTGCATTCACTTTATACTGCGACGGATCTAGATCTAAAAATTTATTTATGTTTTTTTCTATCTCGCTCCAGATCCCTCCGCGTTCAAGTTCAAATCGTGCACCTATGTTGTCTATGCTGAGACTGATGTGGATTTCTCGAAAATGATTCATCAATTTAAATGTATCTACAGGAAACAGCGAAGCATTGGTGTTGAAATGCAGAGTTTGTTTTTTTGCAGATCCTATATCTATGCAGTGTTGCAAAATTGTTTTGAATTGTTTTATCAACAAGGGCTCACCACCGTAGATGTCAATGAAATCTAATGTTTCGCAAAGTTGTTTGATTTCTTCGGTAACAACATCGTTCTTGTCAAACCACTTGTTAATTTCTATAGACTTTTTTATTTTGTTGAGCATTGCTGGATCAGTTTCATATTTTAGGCTCTCCTCGGCCCAGAGACTGCTGGAACTATAGCTACATATTCTGCACTTGAAGTTACAAGTGGTGCTAACTCTTAGGCTACAACTACGGATCTGCGGATCGTCCAACAGTTGGGTCAAGAATTCTTTTTTGTGAGTTTTGTTCCGCCATTTCCTTAGACTTGTCAGCCCGGCAGACTCATTAGACCAACATTGCTGACAGGATTGTGGTTTTACACCCGACAACAATGACTTTCGTAAACTGTTCATTTTTTCTGAAAAAAACAGTTCTTTTACTGGAGCAGAACTGTTGGCGCCCTTCATGGTTTCTTTGATGTAGCAGCAGGTTCTTGCAGCGCCATTGTTGAAAAATTCCACACTAAAGTGCGGCATCACACACAGAGAGTCCGTAGAAATCACTAACTTATCGTCAAACTCAACGGAATCAATGTTTGCAGTAAAAAATTCAATGTCGTATTTGTTGTCAACTACACAGTCATGATCGGGGCAACAAACCAAGATAAAACATTTGCTGATGTCGAATACATTGGTTGCATACTTAAGATAATCCAGTGTGCGTTGGCCCACTGTGCCATTGGCGTAGAACACTATACGCTCGTTGTTGTCAAAAATCTCTTTGTATTGATCACTGATGGCTTTGAATCCAAGACTTGGCTTTGCAACAACTTGACCAAGATCAACAAAATCTAAAACTTTATAGTTTTTATCTAAAATTTTCCTCAGTGCGTCGGGACTCATTATTCTTCCGTAAGGATCACGACCTCACCGGGCGCCTGGGCCGGATTTCGTCGTCCAGCATTCTGACGAGTCCATGACGGATTCAGTCCATTCATCTCCAACACATCGTCTCTGATGTTCTGGCTTTTCTTTTCAAGATTCAGGATCCTGGTAAAGCTGTTGGTGATGGCCGCAGTGTAATATGCAAAGGGATTCTGCGATTTTGATTCGTCGAACTGCAGGCCAATCTGGCTTAACTGTAGCAGGGCCTGGCCTCGCATTTCTTCGTTGTAGGTGTAGCCCCTCCAGTTTGATCGGGTGGCATAGCGTTCACACAGCTTGATAAACATAGTGGCCAAGGTGCGGGTCATGGCACCGTGATCTCTGCAGAACTCGCCGTGGGTCAAGTCGCCGCGCCAGTGGCTTTTGCCCACCAGATATGGTTGCTTGTCGTCCGCCAAGCGATAGTGATAAAACGGCGGAAAGTTCAGTCGCACATGTTTGGGATCCAGCACCGGCTCTTCTAACAGCTCGGCCAAGGGATCATCTTGTTCCTCAACTTCCAGGTCTAAGATGTCCTGGATCTGGCGTTTTTTGGCTTCGGCCTTGGAGACTTTTTTGGGTGCCCAGGGTATGTGTTCCCAGCAGGTGATGCGGAACACCAGGTCGGTGTTGGGGATCTTTTTGGGATCAACCACAGTGCCGGTTTCGCGTCGGATGCGATCGGCACGGTTCCTGCGGGCCTCGGCCACGGTGCGTTGATTGATCTTTGTGACCGTGGGCAAGATAATGTCATACTGGTGATCGTTCACAGGATCTAGAAAACTACAATAGGTATTTTTGCTGAGATGTATCTGTTTTAAGATATCTCTGTTGTTGAGATAGTTGGTTTTTGCTGGGGTCCTTGTGGGCGTGGTTGACACTGAAATCCTCCTGGGTAGGTATTTATTGTAGCACAAAAAGTCAACATGTCAACCTGAATCATAATATAGGTGGTTTATTTTCTCGGTAAATATGTGAAGAGGATCTGAGCATGGCACTGACACCCGAAGAAATAAATCGACGCATAGCCCGCAGGCAGGAAGAAAATGTTGACCTGCAACAACAGATCTCGCGAGCTGCAGCCGCTGGGCAACTAGATGCTGTAGCAGCCTATTCAGCCAGAATCAGTGTGAATGATGAAGCCATTGCTTCACTGAACAACCAACTAGAAGGCAATATTCCTGGAAACTTGCCGCCCACAGTGGATCCTGCATCTGATCCTGAAGTGCCCCAACCCACGGCCACACAAAACGAAATACCAATCCAGCAAGAAGCCGGCAACACCGACGGCTATGGCAGCCAGAACGAAATCGCTGTGCCCACAGCCGATGTGCGCACTGCTCCATCCATCATCGGCGATGAAGACGCACAACAGGCCGCGTTCCAGACCTTTGCTGCCGCCGGTGACGAAGATGCACAGCAGGCTCCATTTGGTGTTTTCAACTCACAGAATCGAGTGCAAGTGGGCACCATACAGGCACAACGTCAAGAAACCACACGTGCCCTGGCCCAGTTTCCGGTCAACACCGACTGGCGTGTGGTCTTACGCCTGGCACCTGGAGCCGACTACTTGTATGCAGCAGCCAATGCAGGTCTGTTGCAACCACTCAAAACCACCAATGGTGTGGTGTTCCCTTACACACCCACCATAACCACGGCCTATCGAGCTGACTATCAAAACTATGATCTCACTCACAGCAACTATCGTGGCTATTTTTACAAAAGCAGTTACATAGATGACATTCAGCTGGGTTGCACATTCACAGCACAGAGCACCGCTGATGCGGCCTATGTGCTGGCTGTCATACACTTTTTCCGTAGCGTGACCAAGATGTTCTATGGCCAAGATGCACAACGTGGAAGCCCACCGCCCTTGGTTTATCTCAGTGGTCTGGGCGACTATCAGTTCAACAATCATCCCTGCGTGGTCAGCCAGTTCAACTACAAGTTGCCGGCTGATGTGGACTACATCAGTTCGGGCTCGCCCAACAACCTGGGCTTGAACCTGCAACCTCTGCAGAATCTGTACAGCACCACGCTCAACGCAGTGGCACCCACGGTCACTCGCCTGGCCACGGCCTTCCTGCCACGCGGTGCAGAAAATGCCAGACCCGCACCGCTACAGGCCCTGTTGAACAATCCCACCTATGTGCCCAGCAAGATAGACATAGACATCGTGCTCAAGCCCATACAGACCCGAAGCCAGGTCAGCAAGCAGTTCAGCTTGCAAAACTTTGCCAATGGCAATCTATTAAAAGGAGGATTCTGGTAATGCCCAACTACAGTCCTACCAGTCCATATTTCCTCACTGGTTACAGCCAGTTCTTCCTGGATGTCATGGTGGACAGGCCCATACCCAAGCTCAACGATGATATCTTGTTTACCATCAACACCACGTTTGAATACAGGCCCGACCTCCTGGCTTTTGACCTCTACGGTGATGCTGGCCTATGGTGGGTGTTTTATCAGCGCAACCCCAACACACTCACAGCACCGCCCATGGATTTTGAAGCCGGTGCTGTAATATATTTGCCCAAGTTGAACACACTCAAAACAGTGTTGGGATTCTAGCATGAGTAGCCTTTCAGCCAAGCCAGGCTACAACGAAGCCCTGGCACAAAAAGATGCACTAAAAGCCCAGATTGATGCCCTGCTGGATCAGCGTGATGCAGCCGCCAGAGAGTTTGGCATAGAGTCTCAGCAGGCACAGCAGTATCAACAGCAGGCTTCGGCACTGTCACCGCAGTATCTTGCCGCAATAGATCGTTTACAAGAGATCATAGCGTCTCCTTCACCTGATCTGGCCAGCCCCACAGTGACCACCAGCCAAAGCCAAAGCACGCCAGCCCCTAACGCCAGAGAAGATGGCCCGCAACAAGCTCCCACATCGGGTGGTGTGGGTGCCGGAAGCAGCCGTAATGCCAGTGACACAGTGGGTGCCGATGACAATCCTCGACCCACGCAGGCCACCATAGCAGTCAATGTCAGCACAGCTGCACTCAATCAACTCATACCCACTCAGCCCAATCAACTGGATCAGTATGGCAGCTACACCTACAGCCTGGGTTGGTATCTGCTGAGCCCGGCACAGTTCAATGGCATGATGCGCAGCGGAAAACCCAATGTCAGTGGATGGCAACTATTGATGCAAAGCGGTGGGGCACCTGTGACAGGACGCAGTCCTGCATTTCCTCTGGACTACTACATGGACGATCTGGAGATTACTACAAAGACTCCCCTGGGCGGCACTGGCCTTGCCCATAGTGCAGTGGATCTCAGATTCAAGGTCACCGAACCCAATGGAATAACCTTGATAGAAAACCTGTTCCAGGCCGTGCAAAGTGTGTATCGAAACGCACAACAGCCGCAGGTCAGCACCCAAGGACCTGATCTTGTCGGCGAAAGCTATGCTGTGCCTGGTGTAGTGGCCAAGAGTGCTACCACAACCAAGACCGTGAACTATCTGCAGGCACAATACTGCTTGGTCATACAGTTCTTTGGCTATGACAGTTCAGGAAACTTGGTGGCACCAGTCAAAGGATCCTTGGCCGGCGGCGCCGAAACTGTGTCACAGAGTGCGGTCATCGTCAAATACTATCCATTCCGCTTGACTGACATCAGATTCCAGCTGGCCAACCGTGCAGTGGAATACACAATCACTGCCAAGCCAGTGGGACAGAGCTATGGCTTTGTGACCGATCGTGGCACTGTGCCATTTCCGTTTACCATGACTGGAGAAACCGTGGAACAGTTGTTGAATGGCCCCAAGATCAGCGTGCCGGTTGACAGTGGCGCCCGCACATCGCAACCAGTGCCCAACAACATCGACAGCTTTGCACAACAAAGCGCCATCACTGATGCCAGCCAGGCACAAGTGGACGCCAATGGCAACTTCACTGGTGATACCACCAGTCCATTTAACGTGGTAGCACCCTAGGAAAAAATCATGCCATTGTCATTTGATGCTGCCAGACTCAAGGCCGGAAACAAGGAAAAGCCCTATGTGCCGTTGTCAGAAAGAGCCAATTCTGGCAACTCAGGCCTGTTGGCCAATCTACCCGGGTCCTACACTGCAGCCACCACTGCCGCAAACAAACAACAACCACCACCCAAGGCTTCGGCAGCACCCGTGGCTGGCAAACAGAATATATTTGTTGGTCTCAGCACAAGCCTGAATGAATATCAGCAGACCCTGGTCAAGCAGAAAAAACGTGAAATAGCCGACGAGTACATCATTGAGTTTGCTCCAACCACTATTGGTGGGTCACAGGTCAAACGTCCGGGAGCACAAGACGTCAGCACAGCACCCATGCAGACTCCAGACAGTGCGGCCAAGATTGATCCAACACAAAACACCGTAAGCAAAAACAGCAGGACCTGGCCAGTCAAGGCCGGCACACAGATCATCAAGGTCATAGATGATGTCATGCGCAACAGCTCATACATCCTGGATCAACAAAATGTTGAAATCACTACTGCCACAGATCCAGCAACAGGTATTCAAACCCAAAAACAGAATCCACGTGCCGGCACCGGCAACATGCAATGGTACAAGATCAGCATAGCCGTCACGCAGTTGGGCTACGACAACATCATCCGAGACCATGCCTACAGGATGTCCTTTATTGTCACTCCCTATGCCATAGCACAGATGGTCAGCCAATACTTTCCTGACAGCCGGTATAGAGGCGTACACAAGGCCTACAGGTATTGGTTCACTGGAGAAAACACACAGATACTCAGCTACGAGCAAAACTACAACAATGCCTATCGCTTGTTCTTGTCTGGCATTGGACCCGATGCCCAACAGCGTGTGACCACAGATTTCCGCGATCAAAATCGCTACATCTACATGCCAACCAGTCCAGATCAGTCCACCGGCGCCAAAAACTATGCCAATGAACCCGGCAACAATGGAGCCAGTTTCTTGTATGATCCCAGTTCGTTGAGCACAGTGCGTCTGCGCATAGTGGGTGATCCGGCCTGGCTACAACAGGGTGAAGTGGCCACAGGAGTGACTGCTCGCACATTTGATTTCAAACCATTCAATCGTGATGGTTCCATCAACTACGACAGCCAGGCTGTGATGTTCAACGTGGCCTTCAACACACCCGCAGACTATGATCTCAGCACCGGCATCGTGGACGTGAATGCCGGCAATCGCAGTGGGCAACCACAAGAACTGTACACTTTTACAGCCATACAATGCAAAAGTATTTTCAGCAAAGGCAGGTTTGAACAGGAATTGGAAGGTCGACTGTTGATAGAAAAAAATCTCAAGGCCTCGACCACCGCAGGTCGTCCTGCCGCCTCACAGCAAGACACGGGTTCACGTGACAGTGGCCGCATCACAGATGCATTCCGCGGTGCTGAAATACGTGATGAAACTGGAGCAGTTTCCAATCTTAGACTCAACGAATATGGCGACCTGTACGATCCCACTGGCACAGCTGGTGCAGGTTTGCCATCTCCACAGGCCGCTCCGCCTTCTGGCGCACCTGGCAGCTCAGGAGATATAGTTGCACCTGGTGATGAGGATGCACAGCAAGTGACATTTACTCCCACGCCACCCCCTGCCACAGCTGACCAGCTGGCAGAAGCCTATGGTGGAACAAGACCAACCGCAGACGAAATTGAAGCAAGGAATGCCTACATTGCTGCTGGAGCTCCCAGCTCCGGTCCCTTGCGTGAAGCCTATGTGACTGCGCAATCGGCATTTAACAACAGAGCGGCCGCAGCTGAACCCACCGCGTCCACTAGCCCACCACAACAGATAGCAAGAGAAACCTAATGTCCGAAACAACTCCGTCAACCTCACAAGCCCCAAGCAACTACCGTGATCCCCTGCCACCCGGAAGCTATATTGGTGTGGTCAAAAACAACGTGGATCCCACTAGATCTGGACGACTGCAGGTGTACATACAGAATCGCGGAGCCTCAGATCCCAACAATGCCAACAACTGGCAAACAGTGATCTATTGTCCACCTTTTTACGGCACCACGCCCACAGGTCGCAGTGCCGGTACCGGAGCCTTTGAACAAGGCAATCCGCAGAGCTACGGCATGTGGTTTACCCCACCTGACCTGGGCACACAGGTCTTGATCATGCAAGTGGCCGGCGAAGCCATGGCCTACTACGTGGGTTGTGTGCCTACTCTGTATGCCACACACATGGTGCCGGCCATTGGTGCAGTGCCCAAATCTCAGACAGTGACTCAAAATGCCACACAGGCCAGCTACTTTGCCGGATCTGAACGACTGCCTGTGACTGAGATCAATGTCACCGACAACAAGATCAGCCAAAATCCCAAGTACTTTGATCAACCAAAACCGGTGCACAGCTATGTGGCCGGCATCCTGTTCCAGCAGGGTCTGATCAATGATCAGATACGTGGCAGTATAGGAAGCAGCAGCCAGCGCGAAAGTCCCAGTGCCTGTTATGGTATCAGCACACCGGGTCGTGCCATATATCAGGGCGGCATAGGTGCCACCGGCGAAGAGAACATAACCACAGAAGACCTCAAAGCCCGGCAACCATCTGCGGCCAATGTGATAGCCCGCCGTGGCGGACATAGCTTGGTCATGGACGACGGAAATCTCACCGGCCAAGACAATCTCATAAGAATACGTACCAGCAAGGGCCATCAGATCACCATGAGTGACGATGGCAATTGCCTGTACATCTGTCACGCCAACGGCCAGGCCTACATTGAACTGGGTCAGGAAGGCACCCTGGATGTGTACACCAGCAACAGTGTGAACCTGCGCACACAAGGAACCTTAAATCTACATGCCGACGAAGACATCAACATGTTTGCCGGCAGAAACTTCAATGTCAAAAGCGTGGCTGGCACAACTCTGCAGAGCGACGGTGACATCAGCCTGTCCAACAAGGGTGCCCTGACCCTGTTCAGCCAAAGCAACATAGGCTTGAAAACCGCTGGTGCCCTGGCCATGACCAGCCAGCAAGGCAGCTGGGCCGCGGGTGCCAGCCTGAGTTTCAACGGCGGCCAGATACAGCTCAATGGTGGACCCAGGATCGAAGTGCCGACACCCAAGGGCCTGACCAAGTACTTGTTGCCCAGTGTGTCGTTCAACAACACCCTGGGCTGGGTGGTCAATCCCACCGGAACCGAAAGCATAGTGACCCGTGCGCCCACACATGAGCCTTATCCCTATCACAATCAAGGTGTCAGCACAGCAGTCAAACTGGCCAGCCCAGACCCCACACCTCCGCCAGAAGCTCCACCGGTGCCTGAGGGTGTGACCATCACGGCCACGGCACCCAGCATACCGGGCCTGCCCAACATTCCTGGTGTGCCCAACATTCCCGGCCTGCCCTCTGGTCTACCCAGCATACCTGGCTTGCCCAGCATACCTGGTTTACCTAGCTTGTCCAACATACCCGGAGCTGGAGCCATTACCGGCGCATTGTCTGGCATTCCCGGAGCAGGAGCCATTACCGGCGCCATCAACAATGCCTTGCCAGGCGGCTTGGGCATCACTCCCGGTGCCGCATCGCCGGCAACAGCCAGCACCGGCACAGTTGACTTGGCAGCACGCCGCGAGCTGATCAATGACGTCAGTGCCAAACAGCGTGAATATGAACAGCTGGTTTCCGAGTTTGGTAGGTTGGATCCACGAGTAGACGCTGCACTTGCGGCCTTCAAAGAGGCCAATGCTCGACTGGCAGAGTCTGCAGGATATAGAGGCTGATCAAATCACATGAGCCAGTTTAAATATAACTTGCCATCCGGTGCCAACTTTGTCATGCAGGCACCCGCAGATACCACACAGACCCAGGCTGATTTTATATTCTACAGTCAGGTGGCCGCTGGTGCCTTGGTTGGGTTCGAACCCGGACAGAGCATCACTGGCACCACGTCGGCTGCAGTCAAGTTTGAACTCAGTCGCTTGGATCGTGGCACAGCCGGTGTGGACGACGTGGTGATCTTGTCCATCATCAATGGTCTGCCCACAGTGACCAACATTCCACCCTTGATAGACGTGGCCCTGGACAGTCCAGTCACACAGGCCGACATAGCCAAGATCAGCCAAACCGGATTCACTGCTCCGGCCATTGGCACCTTGACTGGGGATCAAACACAGGCCATCATGGCCCAGATTAGCAACACAGTGGATCAGCCTGCTACAGTGATCACCAATGACAAAGGTGTTGGGCAATATGGACTGTCATGCCAGCAACTGGAACAGGCCGGCTATGTCAAGCCCGGCACCTGGCAACAGTTTATCAAAAACGGCAACAGTGATCTTACCGCGGTGTTGTCGGCACCGGGTATCTGGACCGGCCTCAGAGGAATATATTCACTGAGTGATTTTCTAAATGGAGCAGATTAACCTGACACAAATATGACCTTTGCACAGCACGATGCCATATCAAAACTCATGACCACTGGCTACTCCAGTTTGCAGTCCGCAGGTGTGATCACCACTCCGGCGTCTCAGGCCATAAGTGCTGTGAGAGGTGTGGTGTTCACTGGTGGTGCATCTCCATTGACTGCAGTCACATCCGCTGTGACCAACAGCGTGAACAGTCAGGTCGGCAGCTTGGTGGCCAATGCCAGCAAGTTTGGCACACAACTAACTGCTGAATGGGCCCAGAGCCTGCCATCGATCAGCAACCTGACCAGCAATCTTACTAGCGTAACCGGAATTGGATCCTTGCCTGGCTTGTCATCATTACCCAGCCTGGGCTCGTTGACTTCGGGCATCACACCTAATCTGGCTTCGGTGCAGTCGGCCATGAACAGCCTGGGCAAGGCCTCACAGTTTGCCACATCCGCGGCCAGCAACCTGACCGGTGCTCTGGGCAGTGTAGGCAATCTCAGTCTCAGCAGTCTCACTGGCAGTTTGCCCAGTATATCGGGCTTGCCTGGCCAACTCACAGGCAAGGCCACGGCCCTGGCCGGGCAACTGCAGGGACAGGCTTCGGCCTTGTTGGGTCAAGCACAAGGGCTGGCCGGCAACTTTGCCAACATCAACATCAGTGGTTTGCTGGGTGGCACTGGTGACAGCCTGGTGGCCAGTGTGCAGAAAGCAGCCGGATTCAGTGGCACTGTGAATCGAGCCACCGTGGACGTGGCCATGGTCAAGGTGTTTGGCAGCAGCAAAATACCCGTGCCCAGTTTAGGTGCCAATCTGCCGGATTCATCCAGCATAGCCGCGGCCTTGGACATAGGCAAAGCACAAACAGTGCTCAAAGATCTACAGGGACAAGGCAGTCGACTCCTGGGTGGTGTACAAAATGCCATTGGCAGCAGTCTAGGTGGAATCACTGCACAGGTCACGGCGTTGTCGGGATCGGTACAGCAACAGGCCACAACCTTGGCCAGATCTGCTACCACAGCGTTTAATCCTGCCGCAGGCACTGTGATCTAGCCGGTAAATACCACATGCCCACTTTCATAGGATTCAGCACCATTGATCAAAACAAAAAGTTCACGGCCGTGGATTTTGACCTGATCAAGATTGACCTCTTGAACGCCTTCAACATACGTCAAGGCGAACTGCCGGGTCGTCCTGGCTATGGCACCGTGATCTGGAACTACTTGTTTGAACAACAAACACAGGAAACACAGGCACTGCTACAACAGGAAATACAGCGTGTGTGTGCGGGAGATCCCAGGGTTTTCATCAGTGGCATGCAGATGTTTCCGCAGGAAAACGGCATCTTGATACAGCTGGGTCTGGCCGTGGTGCCCAGTACCACCGCCCAACAGTTGAGCATATTTTTCGATCAACAACAACGCACAGCCACCTACGTTTAACGGCCCAGTTTATTGCCAAACTAAATACTAGAACTGGGAACATTTATG